CGTTGAGGCTACTGGGCAAACTGGCACGGTTTCGGTCTTCGGCACGGCGAATATCCCTGTCACGGGGGTCGAGGCCACAGGTCAGGTTGGCGATGTTGCGGTTCTGGGCGTTGCAAACGTCCCGGTGTCTGGGGTCGAGTCCAGCGGCGCAATCGGTACTGTCTTCGTCAAAACTGATCAGGTTCTGGCCGTTACCGGAGTGCAGGCTGCTGGGCAGTTAGGCACGGTCAATGTCATTGTTTTCATCAATGTCCCGGTTACGGGGGTATCCGCACAGGGCGCGGTTGGCACGGTTACTACCACTGCCGATGCGATCATACTTGTCTCGGGCGTTACCGGAACGGGGATTGTCAGTCAAGTCCTTGTTTGGGGTAATATTGTCCCAGTCCCAACTGGGCCTTGGACAGCGATCAACGATTCTCAGACACCTGATTGGATGGCGATTGGCACGACCCAAGTACCCGGCTGGACTCCGGTCGATGACTCACAGACAGATACGTGGACACCGATTGACGACACACAAACGCCTAATTGGACAGATATAGCGGCGTGAGGTTTTTAAATGGCTACTTATAGTACAAATCTGGCTTTGACCCTGCTGACTACCGGCGAAGGCGCTGGCACGTGGGGTAATACCACCAATACGAACCTCGGTACGCTACTTGAGCAGGCCATTTCTGGCTATACGACTCAAGCTGTTTTGACGGGTACAGACACTACACTGACTATCCCTAACGGTGCGACGGGTGTCGCCCGTAATATGTACCTTGAGTTAACCGGCACGGGCGGCGCGGGGACCAATCTGATTGTCCCCGCCAATAAAAAACTTTACTTTATTTTCAACAACTCGACCGGTGCTGTGACGGTCAAGGTAACGGGACAGACAGGTGTTTCCGTCCCGGCTGGTAAGAAAATGGTCTTGGTGTCGAACGGCACCGATATCGTCAACGGTCTGAACTACATTGCTGACTTTGGCACGAACAGCTTTACCGTCACTAATTTGACAGCGACCTCGGCCAGCATCACAACGCTGACCAGCCCTTCGGCGAATATCACGTCACTGACTGGTACGACACTGGGCTTCACGAGTGCATCGCTCACCAATCTCGCTGTTACCAGCCTGACGGTATCTAGCCTTTCGCTCTCCAATGCTACGTTCGCATCGGCCACAATCACGACGCTCAACTCAACGAGCGCGACGATTAATAATCTGGCAAATACGTCCGCAGTCATCACCAACGGTACGGTCACTAATCTGACTGCACCTTCCGCAAGTATTACGACCCTGACGGGTACATCGGCCAATATTACGACCCTGACGGGTACGACGGCTACTTATGGTTCAGCAACGGTAACGAATCTAAACAGTACATCGGCCAACATCACGACTCTCACGGGTACGACGGCTACATATACGTCTGCCACGGTTACAAATTTAAATGCAGCCAGCATTACGTTGTCGAATCTGAGTATTGCATCGGCCAATATTACGACCCTGACGGGTACGACGGCTACTTATGGTTCAGCAACGGTAACGAATCTGAATAGCACATCAGCCAACATTACGACCCTCACGGGTACGACGTTTGGCGCAACAGCTACGACCCAACTTCGTGGTGCCAGCGGTCAAATCACAACGCTGACTTCAACCTCAGCCAACATCGCAACCCTGACTGGTACGACGGTAACGTACTCCTCCGGCACGATCACGGGTCTTACTTCAACGGGACTTCGTGCTACCAGCGCCAACATCACGACTCTCACGGGTACGACGGCGACTTATACATCTGCCACGGTCACGAATCTAAACGCGACCAGCATCACGCTGTCTAACCTGAGTATTACTTCTGCCAATATCACGACCCTTACGGGTACAACGTTTGGCACGACAGCTACGACTCAACTGCGTGGGGCAAGTGGTCAGATCACAGCCCTGACCTCGACATCGGCCAACATCACGACCCTCACGGGTACGACGGCTACTTATACTTCGGCTACGATCACAACGCTCAAATCTACGAGCGCAACGATCAATAACCTTAATAGCACTTCAGCCAACATTGCAACGCTGACTGGCACCAACTTCTCTGCCACAAGCCTGACGCTGACCAATGCGCTGCGAGTTGCAGAGGGTGGTACTGGCCTTGATTCAACTCCGACCAACGGTCAACTCTTGATCGGTAACGGATCGGGTTTCGCTCTTTCTACATTGACTGCCGGTACCGGCATGACCATCACCAACAACGCTGGCAGCATTACGCTCAGTTCAGCAGGTCTTCCAGTTGTGACGGTGACGGCATCGACGGCAATCTCGGCGTCGGCTGGGTTCAACTACGTTCTTACGTCTACGTCTGCGGCTATCGTTACGCTTCCGGCTTCGCCCACAATTAGCGACACGATCTATGTCACGGTGGCAAACAGCCTAACTGAGAATACCGTGGCGCGTAACGGACAGAACATTCAAGGTCTGGCGGAAGATTTGATTTTGAACGGCCCGTACGCTTCGGTACAACTTCGCTATACGAATGCAACTAAAGGATGGGTAATGGCATGAGTTATTTTAGTCAATTTGGTGCTGGAAACATTAAGTCCATTCAGCGCGGCGTTACCGGTTCAGTAAGTTCTGGCTCGGTAGAGTCCATCACAATTACATCCGTTGATACCTCAAAAAGTATTCTGACTAACTTGGGGGTCAGAGTTACTGGTAGCGGAAGTCCTGAATGGGGATCACAAGGTTATTTCACGTTAGCTAATTCAACGACTATCGTTTTTACAATGGGAACAGTTGGGCAACCTAACACGGGTTCTTGGCAACTTGTGGAGTACTACTGATGCGGTACTACTACGTCAAAATCAATGATCAGAATGTGGTTAAAGGCGCGATTGATACACACGCTCAGATCAATCAATCCAATATGATTCAGACTGATCGCTTTCGTTCTGATCTGCTTGATTGGAAGTATGAGAACGGCCAGTTCGTACCGCCTCCTCCCGAAGAGGGCTAAGCCATGATGACTCTAGTCTCGACGTTCCTTTCTTTCCTTGCAGGTGGACTGCCCAAGATCCTCCAGATCTTCCAAGACCGGCAGGATAAGAAGCATGAGTTAGCCCTTGTCGCTGCTCAGAAGGAACGTGAGTTAATGCTGGCTGAACGTGGCTTCATTGCTCAGGCACGGGTTGAAGAGATCAAATTGGAGCAGGTTCAGACTCAGACTGCCTTGGAAGAGCGGCAGGCTTTGTACGAGCATGACATGAAGATTGGTGAAGGAGCATCACAATGGATGATCAATCTTCGCGCTTCGGTGCGTCCGGTCGTGACATACATCTTCGTGCTGGAGCTCGTGGCGCTGAATGTCGCCGGGGTCTGGTATGCGTACACCACGGGCATCCCTTTTGCGATTGCAATGGAGAATGTCTTCTCGGACGACGAGATGTTGATCCTGTCTTCAATCATCGCCTTTTGGTTCGGGACGCAGGCGTTCAATAAGAAGTGAAAGTCTCCGCTGCCGCCATCGATATGATCAAGCACCACGAGGGGGTTAGGACGAAGCCTTACCGCTGCCCTGCCCTCTTGTGGACTGTTGGCGTCGGCCATGTCATTGACCCTACCCATGCGGCAGTAAAGTATGAGGAGCGCAAGAATCTACCGATACCCGCAGGCTGGGATCGCGTCCTCACGATGGGAGAGGTGGATGATCTACTTTCTCAAGACCTTGTGCGCTTTGAGCGGGGTGTTCTTAGAAATTGCCCTAGTGCTATTGGTCGCCAAGGGGTCTTTGATGCTCTTGTCTCTTTTTCATTCAACGTCGGTTTGGGAAGTCTGCAACGCTCCACTCTGCGGATGAAGACCAACCGGGGCGAGTTTGAGGCGGCGGCTGACGAGTTCCTGAAATGGACGAAAGCGGGTGGTAGAGTTCTGCCGGGATTGGTTAAGAGGCGCAACGACGAACGTGCGTTGTACCTGTCAGGAGTACGGTAATGCCACTTCAGCGATTTGATTTCAAACCGGGCGTCAACCGTGAGGTCACTAACTACGCTGGCGAAGGTGGGTTTTTCTCCGTAGACAAGGTGCGGTTCCGTGGTGGCTACGCCCAGAAGATCGGGGGTTGGATAAACTCTTCAACCATCCTGTCTACTTTTAAAGGCGTTGCCCGGTCGCTTTGGAACTGGGTCACATTAGATGGTTTAAATCTTCTCGGTGTCGGTACCAACCAGAAGTTCTATGTCGAACTGGGTGGTGAATATCACGACATCACTCCGCTTGGGAATTCGCTGACGCTGGGTTTAAATCCAATCCGGACAGAGGCCAACAGCAAGTTTGTCTACATCACGGCAACTGGGCATGGCGCGAGCGTAGGCACATACGTTGACTTCTCGGGTGCTACCCCGCTTGGTTCAACTAGTTTTGTTATCAACGGCGAGTACGAAATTGTTGAGGTTCCGGGGGATAACTCTCTCGTAATCGTAAGTCCTACGGCGGCTGCCTCTACCGTTATTGGGGGTGGCTCTCTCGTTATTGCCAGTTTTGACATCGATGCGGGTACTGCCGTCTATACCTCTAACGTTGGTTGGGGCGGTCCTCCGTGGGGATCAGGTGGTTGGGGCGCGTCTACTCCGCAAGGCGTACCGTTGCGACTATGGTCACAATTCAATTATGGCAATGACCTGATTTTTGCTGAAAACGATGGGCCTATCTATTACTGGACCAATGACACTACTACGTGGGCAAGGGCTACAACGCTTGAAGAAAAAGCAAACTCTATCCCCAAGACCATAACGACGGCTGCTTACTCTTCAGGTTCAGTCACGCTTGTGGTGGCTGACGCTACAGGGATTAATACGGGCGCAGTGGTATCGGGTAGTGGCATTGTTTCAGGCGCTTATGTTTTAGATACGTGGGATGGCAGCACTTCGGTCACGATTTCAGTAGCTACAACAGCATCTGCAACGGCTTCGGCTTTGTCCTTTAGTTACGCTGGGCGTCATGTACCGGATGAAGCAGGATTGGTCCTAGACTCGCCAGTTGATGATTTTGCGATCTGCTTTGGTGCAAATCCGTACGACCCGACTAATTTTTCAACGACGTTTGACCCGCTGCTTGTCCGTTGGTCAGATGCAGACAACCCGTACGAATGGGTACCGGAAGTCACGAATCAGTCAGGCGAACAGCGTCTGGCTAATGGCTCTAAGATCGTGGCGGCAACGACGGCGCGTCAAGAAATTGTCGTTTGGACAGACACGGCTGTGTATTCCATGCAGTACCTCGGCCCTCCGTTTGTTTTTGGCTTTACGCTTCTTGACCAAGACATATCCATTGCCTCTCAAAATGCGGTTATTAGCGTCAACAATGCGACTTATTGGATGGGCGTCGATAAGTTCTACGTGTATGACGGTCGCGTGAATACGCTGCCCTGCACTATTCGTCAGCACATCTTTAGTACGCTGAATAAGGATCAGATCGCGCAAGTCATGTGCGGTAACAACGAAGCCTTCAGCGAAGTCTGGTGGTTCTACCCCGGCACGGGTAGTACAGTTAACGACCGGTTTGCTATCTATAACTACCTTGAGAACACGTGGTCTTACGGTAATTTGAACCGTTCGGCTTTCTCGCCGCAGTCGATCCGTGACTACCCCATGCTGGCTTTCGGTGTTCAGACCTCTTATTTGGCTACGGATATTGATTCGTCTGTTACTACTATCTCTTTACTTGACGCTTCGTCGTATCCACGTTCAGGCACGATTCAAATTGACAACGAGTACATCACGTATACGGGCGTCAGCGGTGACACTTTGACTGGCTGCGTGCGTGGCGTAAATAGCCCTGCTGGTGTGTCTTCAACGGCTGCGTCTCACACGGCAGGTACTCCGGCTACGATGACGGCTCCAAACCAAGTCATGTATCACGAAGTCGGTTGGGATGATGTGGCTACGGGTGTAGCGCAGCCGATTGACTGCTTTATTGAGTCGTCAGACTTCGATATTGGTGACGGGCATAACTTTGGTTTTGTGTCGCGCATCATTCCAGACATTAAGTTCTTGGGGTCGTCGGTATCGAATCCTGCCGTTGATATCTCTGTTTACCCGCGTAACTATCCCGGCTCTGCATACGGCACTCCGGACATTGAGACTGTGCAGGCTACGGCAGTCCTGCCGTACGAGATTTACACCGAGCAGTTATATACCCGTATCCGTGGCCGTCAGTTAGCGGTGCGAGTTGGTTCATCTACGCTCGGTGTCTCGTGGCAAATGGGTGCACTGCGTCTTGATATCAGACCGGATGGGCGTCGGTAATGGCGATTCCCCGTGGCGTAGTTCCGCCGAATCTTCCTGTAGCCCTGCGGGAGTACGACCAGCGCAGCATGGAGCAGTTCAACAACGTCCTGCGTCTGTACTTTAACCAAGTATCAAACAAGCTTAACTCTCCTATCCCACATGCCTCGTATTACGACACCACGACGCAAACGAATCCTGTTGCAGATACGGTCAATCTTTTCACATACAACTCAGTTGCTACTGAGTTTCAGATTAGTCGCGGTACACCGACATCCAAGATTTTTGTCAACAACACTGGGGTTTATAACTTTCAGTTCTCGGCGCAGTTGGACAAAGCCAGCGCAAATTCTGGACTTATTTATATATGGCCTCGCATCAACGGGGTTAACGTACCGGACTCGGCCACCAAAATTGTTATTAACGGATCGGACGCAGAAATCGTACCGGCTTGGAACTTCGTACTTGTGTTAGCGGCGGGAGACTACTTTGAGTTGGCTTGGCAGTCATCAGAAACTGATGTGACCATTTTGGCAGAGTCTGCAACTGGAAATGTGCCCGGAATCCCGTCCATCATCCTGACGGTCACGTGGGTATCGAACGACGAGGCTAACCGGTGATAATATCTATGAAACTTTACCCCATGGGGGGCGTATGAATCAGCGATATCCTGCGGCAGGACTTGCGTCCCTTGTAGCCGCTCAAGGCCGTGGACCTGACTCAACTTTGGTTCACATGACCCCTGCCGAAGTGCAAAGTCTACGGGAACTAGCCCGTTCACAAGGCATGGATCTGCCGGTCAACCCTAAGACCGGGCTCCCTGAAGCAGGCGTACTGGACACTTTTTTAAGGTTCATCACGCGAGCCGGAAATGTCATCAAAGATGTTGGCACGGCGGCTATCCAGAATCCACAACTGACGGGACTTCTGGCGGGTACAGCCTATGGTGCGATTAAAGGCGACCTGCAGAAGGGCCTTGAAGCGGGCATGAAAGCCTATGCTGGGGCTACTGTGCTGGGCGGCATCCCTTCGGTGGCTAGGGCGGTAGATCGTCGTGCCGCAGAAAACTATGCCAAGAGCATTGGCATGGAAGGAGACAAGGACACCATTGAAGGGTTCCTGAGCAGTGTCCCAAAACGAAGTTTAAATCTCCCACAGACAATAACCCAGCAACCTCAAGTTGGTGGAACTGCTCAAGGCGGTCCGGGCGGCATTTTCGGATCACAAAACCCGCTTATGCAGGCTATTGCCCTGTATGGGATTGATCGGGCAGAGCGTAAAGCGCAAGCCAAAAGTATGCCGACTGCTGAGCCTCAGACGTATATCCCAGCTACATTTAGTTGGGGTCAGGTCAATCCGCGCCGTAACGAGCCGGGTCAGCCTTACTTTATTGGTGGTGGCTACACTGCTGGAGCGCCGACAACGCAGTTCCCGGACTACACACGTCCGACTATACCGGCTGGGCAGGCACCACCCGGTCAGGCACCACCCCGCCAACCTCCGCCGGGACAACCAAATCAGCAACTTCCCAGACAGCCTAGTCAGTTTGGGTTTAGGAATCCGTCCGAGTCTGAGCAGAAATATGCTATGGCTAAGGGCGGTATTGCCGCGTCTTTTGCTGAAGGTGGCGAGGTAGAAACGGAAGAAGAACGGAGGCGGAAGTATTTCCAGAATCTCCGCCCTTTCGCTCCCGCCCTGACTGATTGGTATCGCACCGACGCTTCAAGTGTCGGGTCAGTTCAGGGCGTAGATCCGTTAAACCGCGATCCGCTTACGCGCCTTACTCAACCCACTCCTCGCGGGGTGGATACGGGTATTGGCTCTCTTCAACCTTATGACGAGGATTTGGCTAGTTGGTATAGATCACTTCTTGTGCCGCCTGTTGGGCGTCCAGCGATTGATTCGACCGAGTATTACAAGCGCACGCCGTTTAGAGCACAGCCTGTTTTTGGTGAAGTGCCGACATTTCCGACTGAAGTTGCACCCCCACCGCCTCCACCTCCACCCCCACCACCTATAACTGAATGTAGCGAGGGGTTCTATCGCAATCCTGAAACGGGATTATGCGAACCTATTCCACCCCCGCCTCCGCCCCCGCCTCCTCCACCGGTTGAATGCCCAGCAGGATTCCAACGTAATCCGGATACTGGCGAGTGCGAGCCTATTCCGCCTCCTCCGCCTGAAGAGTGCCCAGCAGGATTCCAACGTAATCCGGATACTGGCGAGTGCGAGCCTATTCCGCCTCCCCCACCGGTTGAATGCCCAGCAGGATTCCAACGTAATCCGGATACTGGCGAGTGCGAGCCTATTCCGCCTCCCCCACCGGTTGAATGCCCAGCAGGATTCCAACGTAATCCGGAAACGGGCGTTTGTGAGCCCATTCCA